CGCCCGCTGGCAGATCGGGCCTGCGCCCAGGCATTCGATCAGCGCGGCCATCGCGATGGTCTCCGCCATCGTCACCATCGAGGCGCCACGCATTCCACTGCGGTCGATCTTGGCGATGGCCGAGCCAGCCTTGGCCAGCATCTCGGCCTCGGTCATGGGGGGGTTAGGCATTCCGGGTCTCCTTGTTCATGGGGCAGCGATTGCAGGCGCGGAACATCTGGACCGCGCGGGTGTTGCGCGACGAGAAGGCGGTCGAGCGCCCGCGCCAGTCGCGACAGACCTTCTTGTCGATCTCGCCCAGGACCGGGCAGACCAGCGTCTCGCCCATAAGGGCGCCGCGCACCCGCTCCTCGACCGCCGCCATGTCGCCGGAGTAGGTCCGGGACAGGACGGTCGAGACCAGGGAGGCACTACGCCCGATCCGGAGCGCCGCCTTGTTCTGGCTGGTGCGGTCGCACTCCTCGGCCAGTTCGCGGATCCATGCGGGCATCTCCACGCCCCAGCCGATGCGGGCTTTCTCCAGCGCGCTCATGACGCCCCCCCGTTCAACGGCAGGAATTCGCCCTCGTTCGGATCCACCAAGCCCTTGACTCGACGCACCACGGGTGCTTGCGGACCTGTGTTCCGGATCAACTGGTAGCGGGGCTGACGCCGTCCCGGGATCGCCGTCTCCCGCACCTTCAGGTAGCCAGCCGCCAGCAGCGATCGGCAGTAGGAACGGGCTAACTCGACGGTGACATCAACGCCCCCGGCATTGGCGTGCGCCGCCAAGTCGGTCGGGGTGAAGTTCGGCATCCGGCGCATGGCCCGCCACATGTTCCCCTCGGGGGTCGGGTCGGCCTTGACCGACGGCACAACGGGGATTGCCCGGGCTGCGTTGACGTAGATCTTGCGATGGCCGTCCTTGCGGGACACCCGGATCCAGCCCAGGCGCGCCCAGCGGCGCATGAACTTCTGCGCGGTCTCGGCGCACATGTTCATCGCCTCAAGATCGGTCCAATGGAACTCGGCCAGCCCTTCGACTTTACGCCAGGCATCGCGCTCCATCGGGCTGCGGAAGTCCTGGCTCATGCCGCCCCCCGCTTGCGCTGGTTGCCCAACTGGGCGCTGATCGCGCCGCCGATCCCGTGGAGCTTCACCAGCGGCAGGAAGTCTGTGTCGACCTGGCGCTGCCCCCGCCGTCGCGCGGCTTCACGGATCCTCTCGAAGTTGACGCTCAGCTTGCGCGCGCTGCCATCGGTCAGGCGCAGCAACTCGTCCAGGGCGTCGGGCGAGACCTCGACCCCGGCGCAGTAGATGCGTGCCAGGTGGCCTGCATCGGTGGCGTTGCAGGGCAGTGTCTCGGTGCTGACCAGGACACGGTCGTAGATGTTCGGCCACTTGGTCAGGTTCGCTTCGAAGTCCGGCTCCCCCACGAAGATCAGCGGCGTGAAACAGCCCTCGTAGATGTCTCGGGCCACGTCCATCATGCCACTCTTCATGAGGTACTGTGCGTCGTCGATGATCAGCGGGCGGTCGGAGAGCGCCAAGGCGCGGCTGATCGCGTCGGCCTTGCGGGGCAGCGTGCCCTTCACGCCCTTGAGTTCCAGCTCCTCCAGCAGCACGTCGGCCATGTGCTGGCGGGTCCAGGTGCTTTTGGCCTGTACGATATGCGCGTTGTACTCGTTCGCGGCGAGCGTCGTTGCCGAGGTCTTCCCAGCGCCATGCCGCCCGAAGAAAACACCGATCCCAGGAAGGGTAACGCTGCGGTGCTGTAGTTGATCGACCATTTCCAACAGGGCCGCGACGTTACGGAGGGGGGCCAGATCGCCTTGCATGTTCTGCTCCTTTTTCATTCGTTGTTCTTGCCCAGCGCCCGGTGCATCCGCACACGGGAGCGGTATTCCGACGTGGTCTGGTACTGCGCGAGCCAGTCCGCCTGCTCTGCCGTCATGGGCTGGCCGTCGACCTGCATCTGCTCCAGCTCCAGCGCTCGTGCGAAATCCTCATCCGGATCGCGCTCGTCCGGTTTAGGTGAGGCGCGGCGCTGTTCCAGCTTCGTGACCCGGGCCGTCAGGCGCTCTTCCTCCTCGGGAACCTCGGCACGGCGCCGCCCGCCCTTGGGAGCAGCCGGATGGATCTTCGGCAGGCGGATCACGCCCGCATCCGGCAACCCATCGCCCGGCGCATCCTGTCGCGCTGCTGCCAGCCGCTTGGCCGCGGCCGCATCCGTCATCTTCTTTTCGATCCGGGCCTGTTCCCGCGTGATCCGCTTGAATGCTTTCTTGTCGCGCGCGTGCTCCTTGGCATCCGCCACCGAGAAGAAGTCGCCGGGCTTCAGGACCGGTGCGTCGCCCAGGAAGGTGCCGTCCATCTCGTAGACAGACAGGCCCGCTTGCAGATCGTCCGGATCGAACCGGACGGTGACGTCCTTGCCCGCGATCTGCCACATCCACTCGGCCCAGTAACGCGAGCCGTAGATCGAGACCTCGCCATTCTTGCGATCTGCCCGGACGCCCTCGGCACGCATCAGCCAGAGGCGCTGTTGTTCCTCGGTCGCCTTGGTAATCGGCGAGGCCGCGTAGCTCTCGTTGAACACCTCGTTGAAGGACCGTTGATTGGCCACTTCCGACCGCCGTCCCCGCCGTGCGTTGTGCGCCGCGATCTCGCGCTCCAGGACCGCGCGGAACTCTTCAAGGGTGACCGCCCGAGCGCCGTGGTTCTCCGGCTTCTCGACCGTGTTGCGCCCGGTGTAGGCCCCGACAAAGGCCGGGTTCTTGGCCACGCGGTCGCAAAGGTCGCGGAAGGCGCGCTCGATCGGCTTTGCCTGGCCCCAGCCCGGCTGCGCAAAATGCAACCCGATCCCCAGCAGCGGGAACAGGCCCAACACCTCGCCCTGCACCAGCTTGAACCGCTTCCGATGCTCGGTCTGGCCGGTCATCACCTTGTTGACGAATTCGTGCCCGTTATCCATCAGGCAGTGCTGCGGGATGCCATAGCGGCGCACCAGGTCGCCGAACGCCAGCTGCACCGTGTGCCCGTTCGCCGTCTCCGACAGACGGTAGGCCAGGAACTTGCCGCTGTAGATGTCCGAGATCGCGATCATCTGGATCCGCCCCGGCTTCTTGCGGTCCGGGAATTGGATGAAGACGTCGAACTTGTGATAGTCGGTCTGCACCGCCTCCATCGCATGCAGGTAGGTCTTGTCGCGGGTCTGGTGCGGGAAGTACCGGCTCAGCGCATGGGCGCCCTTCCGCAGGTAGACCTGCACATGCTCTGGCACGGTCTCGGCAATGGTGCGGCGCACCTTCCAGAGCGGCGCAACGGCGATCCCCTCTTTCCGCGCCACCTCCTCGGCCCAGTCATAAGCGGCGGTCAAAGGCGGCTGCGACTTGGTCAGGAAATACTCTTTGACGAGGTCGAGGAACTTTTCATCCGGCTGGGTCTGGGATCCGCGCGGCCTGCCGGAGGACGGCGCCAGGTAGGGCAGCCAATCCTCGGGCGCGATGCCCTCGATCAGGGCCAGCCAGTTCCAGATCGTCTTTTCCGATTTGCCGGTCTGCCGGACCACGGCGCGGACCGCCTCGGTGCGGGTCATGCCCGCGCGTTCCAGCGCATCGACCTCGCGCAGCGCCGCAAGGCGCGTCTCGGCGATGCCCTTTGCCTTCGCCTTCAACTTGTCGAACTCCGCCCAGGCCTGGTCGCGGGACCGCTTGGGCGCCTCCGCCCGGGCCTCCTGTCCAAGCCGCGTGAGCGCCACCTTGGCCCGCGTCGGGAACAGGCTGACGTGATATTCCAGGCCCCCGCCCTGACCCTTGCGGCGGCGCACCTTGCCGGGCTGGCTGGCCCAGCCTTGACGACGGGCGAGATCATTCACGCGCCGCTTGGTCGTGGGCATGTCGGGCAGCCGGGCCTCGGCAATCTCGGCGGCGGTCCACCAGGTCTGGGCGGGGGCGTCGGTCATGCGTCGTCGCCCCCGATCTCGTCGAGCAGCCCGCGCACGTCAGCGCCGTGCTCTTCCAGGAACCGACGGCGCGCCGCCTTGTTGGCCCGTGTCCAGGCATCGGACAGACGGGTATGGGCCGCGTCGGTGGCATCCTTGGGGGCCGGGCCTTCGCCGCGCGCAGCCTTCACCTGGCGGACAGCGTCGGCGGCGCTCTTGGCCTCGCCTTTGGACATCAGATCGACCACGTCGTAACGCGTCACCGGATCGGCGATCTTTCCCAATTGCATCAGGTCGACGACACCGACCGGCTTGGGCGCCTTGCGAAGGTCTACGACCTCTTTCGCGCCCAAGGCCTGACCCGCCCTAATGAAATTCCGAACGTGTCTTGGCGTCACCCCCATCTGCTCGGCAATCGCTTCGGCGAACGATACGACGGAAATCGTTTCCGCCGTATCCCAGCGCTTGGCCACCAGGCCCGCCCCGATCTGGGCCTTGGCCTCCGGGTGCATCCGCTCGTAAACCGCCTTGCGGCGCGCCAGGAAGACAGCCGTATCCAGAGCCGACAGCTCGGCCCCCGCCAGGTTGTCGTCGATCTCCATCAGCTGGGCGAAGTCGTCGGTGCAGCTCCAGCAGGTGACCTTGATCGTCTCGTAGCCCTCGACCCCTTCGTCGCGCAGCTCGCGCGCGGCGGTCAGCCGGTGCCCGCCCGCCAAAAGGACGATCTTGCCGCCCTTCTTCAGTTTGCGGACATGGATCGGGTCCTTGATCACGCCAAGTTCGCGAATAGACGTCTTGAGCGCCTCGACCCCGGCGGCGCTGACCGGCCGCAGGCGATTGCCCATGTCGATCTCGTCCACCGGCATTTCGGTGATCGTTGTGAGGATCTTACCCATCGCCGCGCGGCCCTTTCGTCATCTTGTAGTACCAGCGGGGCTCACCGTTCGGCCCGTCGTGGCGGCGGGTGCAGTCGATCCGGGCGCCGATGCACCGCAGCTCGGAAATGATCGCGCTGACGGCGGGCGCGCTGGCCCGTGTCATGATCTCCAGCGTGGAATGCTCGCGCTTGTCGCTCAGCACCTTGAGGACACGCTGCAACCGCGCCGACTTGATCGTGGCGTGCTTCATGCAAACAGCCCCTGGCGGCGGTCGAAGGGATCAGCCCCGCTGCGGCAGGGATTGCACATGCGGTTGTGCGGTCCTTCGCTGATGAAGGCCGCGCCGCAGCATAGGCAGGGGCGGAGACGCCGCCGCGCCTCGTGGTTCAACTGCGTGCAGCGCTCATCGGCGACGCTTCGCGAACTGACCTGTTGGCTGACTTTCTTGCGCGTCCGGCGGTCGAACACCGCCCAGCCGAAACCGGTCTTCTTGACTTCAAACGGATCAGACATGGCGCCGCTCCCTTGCATAGCTGGTGGCACTGGCGACCAGCGCCTCGATGGCGATCAGAGTGCCGCTGGCCTCCAGCGCATCCAGCCGATCAAGCGCCTCGCGCTCCAGCGCCAGGGCAAGGCCCATGTGACAGGCGGCAGTGGCCATCTGGCCCGCTGCCCGGGCCTCTTCGGATTTGCGCCGGTTGGCGCGCACCTTGGACATCAACAGGCGCAGGGTGATCAGGTCTGTCCGGGTTTCAGGGGGCATTGAACACTCCTTCAAACGGGCAGGAACAGCGGCGCGAAGAGCGCGGCGAAGAGCAGGATCACCAGGCAAAATCCGCCGATCCCGTGACCCAGCGAGTGGTCATCCATCCGCGAGGCGGCCTCGAAAATCTGGTCCCGCACCGCGCGCCGCCGGGAGGATGTGGCGGCACGCGGGGCGGGCTGCGGCACCGGGGCACCGCAGGATCCGGACAGGCCCATCTGCTCGAAAGCCTTGCCTGTGCCAGGCCCGTCCGGTGTTTCGAGGTCAAAGAAAGCGTCCCGCAGCGCCTCGGCATGGTCGCGCAGATGCGTGACCGAATAGGCAAGCTCGGGGTGATAGCGGGGGTCGATCACCGTCTCGATCAGCGTCGCGCCCAGGGCGATCCGCTCGCGGTCGGTGAGGCCCGCGCCGATCATGTGCGCGCGCAGGACGATGTCGGCACGGGTCAGCAT